TTCTCAGTCTTAAAGTCCATTGCATACATCATGAATGGTGACTCTTCCATTCCGTATGTTTCAAACCATTCCTCAAAGTATTCCTTGAGCATTGATCCTGCAAAGGGTCTGAACCACTCACGACCTTTGACCTTGTTTACTGTGTCTTTACCGTTAGGATCTGTGGGATCATAAAGAATAGAACGATTACCTAGTGCTCTTGGTCCTGCCTCTGATCTGCCTTGGAACAAAGTAACAATGTTCTTCTCTGCAATCAGTTTAGCTACATCAGCAGGGGTAACATCCTTTGTGTCGTATCCTTCTAGATCGTAATTCTCTTTACGTTCAGGTCCAAGGTACAGTGTGCTTAGTGCACGTTTTGTTTTGTCCTCTGTATTTTGATAGTGAACAAGCTGTGCTAGTCCAATAGCTGTACCACCATCATGTGAGATAGGGTCAATGTAGATGTTAAGATCAGGGAAACGTTTCTTGTAGTAGTAGTTAGCTACACAGTTTAGACCATACCCACCTGCAATAACGACATTCTTTTTTCCTGTCATTTCTACAGCTTTTTCAATCAGATCTCCAACAAGACGTTGTGTACCCTCTTGAACAGCCCAAGCTAAGTTTTTAGCTGCATCTGTTACCTTAGTAGAATCTCTATGCCAGAGTTTAGGGTCTTCTTTTAAGGTCAGGTAAGGGAACCTTGTATGATCTATATGTGCTCCTGCAGGGTAGAAAGGAATAAATAGATTCTTATTTCCTCTACCTTCAATAAACATCTCAGGTATGTTTTTATCTTGTTGACCATAGGGAGCAAGACCCATTGTCTTACCTGCTTCAATAAAACCAAAACCAAGATACTCCGAAACAGCCTCGTATGCTTTAACTAAAGTTACAGCATTGTCCATTTCCACCTTATCACTAATTGCTCTGATGGTATCTGCGTTACCACCATAGGAGGTGTACAAGTTTTTAACACCCTCTTCATAATCACAGTTAAAAATAGACTCTGTTTCAAATCCAGGATTTTTTGCTTCTTCTCCTAGTTTTATTTCTCTACGAGTTCCTGAACCGTCTACAATTACAGCAACAGCTTCATCAAAACCTGAGTTGTAAAAAGCACCTGCTGCATGTCCTACATGATGGGCATGACCAACATTTATTACCTGTAGGTTTCTGTTGAACTTACGAAGAAATCCTGAGTAAGGGTCTTCACCAGTCCAAGGTAGTTGTGGTAATTGATCGTGTGTCCCACCAAGTACTAAGATGTCTACACCGTATTTTAGTGCTTCCACCATGCCAGAAAAAGGATTACCGTCATACTTACTACGAGAAAGTCTCTCTTCCTCAATGTAGAACTTTAGTTCACCGTCTACTAACAAAGCAGCAGAACCATTATGACCTGGGTTGATTGCTAAGATATTCATGTTACTTCACCTTCTTTTCAATATCTTTTAAGATGTTTGCATAGATCTTGTTGATCTCGTCATCATTAAAGTCCATTAACGTATCATTTGCTCTATCAGCCAGATGGCTTTCAAGACCTGAAATACGAATAGGTGAGTACTTCTTAGTATCCTTCTTTTCTACAATGTTAAAATAGTCTGGGTATGTTGTGTTGATAGCAAAAGTAGATCCAACAATAACTGTCCCTGGAATACCTAATGCCCTTGCTATATGTTGTCCAACAGAGTCTACACCAATAAAGTAATCTGCTGCACCAATGAAAGGAACCCACATTCTTAAATCTACAGTAGGCTTTAATGTGTAAGTATCCTGATCAATAAAGAACTGTTGCTCTGACATTAAGACTAGGTTAAATTTAGCAGACAGTTTTTTAACTAGCCTCAAGTATGAATCAGGATCAAGTGAACGAGATGATTCATCAACAAGGACACCTGTTTGGTGTTTCTGCATGGATCGACCAAAAGGTTGTATAATAATGGTCTTTTGTTTTTGCTGTTGGTTTTTAGCATCTAGTATTAAACCTGCAGCATTTACCTCTTCCATCTTTGAGGTTTTTAAAACAGGGGGTCCAAGGTCAGAGTGATCATCTGTGTTGTTAATTAAATAGTCAAAAGCTTCTGCTAATGACTTCTCTTGTTTAAAGTACCCAGGTACTCGATATGGCTCAGGAGAAATAACTTCCTCTGCTTTAGATGCTACTTGATCAAAGATACCCTTTTGTTCTGGGTTAAACACTTTGTCTTGTAGTTCAGGTATACCCCAAAAGAGAGTATCCCATCCGTGTACTAATACTGCAAAGTCGTCATTCTTCTTTGCATATTTGATAAGAGCAGGAATAGCTGCAATAGCACGACCTGCCCCACCGTCAATCATAAATCGTTTCTTCACGAGTCTTCTTTCTTATTATTATCTTTACAGAGCCGACAGGCACTGGTGATTAGTTTAACACTAAACTACTTTTGTATCAAGAAGGTTTAGTGGGCCAGTCTGCATCTTCAAGGTAAGGCCAGTTTTGATGATCTGGTAAGTTTCTTAAAGAAGTTCTATACGCAGCCCATTCAGATTTCTTTTCGTCTGTTAGTGCAGAGTCTGTTACTTGTGTCCAATCCGACTCAGCTAATAGGTGATCTCTATAATGTCTATTATCTCTAGAAGCAACATCACTTTTAGCTGCATCAATCAGTGCTTGATCTTCGTCAGAGATAGTTTGGTTTGAGACTTGAAAAACACCTTTTGCAGTTACACGTCCTGAAGTACTCATTTTTTATGTCCCTTTACTTTTTCTACCAAATACCTCTAGTAGATCGTTTACTGGATTTGGACAGAATCCAAAACTTGATTTACAAAAGATAATCCTGTCAAAATTACACCACAGCATACAATACTGAGCTAATGGTTGATTGTAGGGATCTACCCAAAAAGTACCTGGTTGGTGAGAACCCCAACAGCTATAATACCCTGCACACCAAAAGTCTAGTCGGCCACCTATATAGTTTCCAAAACAGCAAAAACAGAAAGTTCTTTCACAGGTAACTATAGGGAAAAAAGATGCATTGAAGCTAATTGTGTGGCAGTTACAGTTTGCAACTAAAAAGTCTCCTGTACAACAAATATTTCCATAATTACAAATGCTAGTCCAATAGTAAGGATAACAACAACAATGGATATACCCATCTTGTCTTCCTAGATAGGCTGCCATACTTGAACAACAGCAACAAGTTCCAAGTCTAGCCCTTATACATATTTCTTCATAATCGTAATATGCAAAATCTAGAGATATACATGGACTGCCAGTTATATTTACATCAGCTCCACAAGCTGAATAAATTGTTTGCCACTCCTGCATAGGAGGGGTTGTGTCTCCATCTTTAATTTTATAGCAACTAGCTTGAATGCACGTTATGTCGTGGCATTCGGGGTGGACAAAAGTACTTCCATCCCCCCCTGTAGCTACTGTTTTAGTGGTTACTAATCTACGAGACATTACTCTTCATACCCCCACACATTGATTGAAACTGGGCTTGTTGAACAGTTACAGACATAAATTCTATCACCATTAGAAGTAACAATACCTGTTCTTTCTAGCTGTAGACCTTCTGTTTTATTCTCAATTTGACCAGAATTGCATAGACTGTAGTAGCAACTGGTTGTGATATCAATACAATCTGTAGTGCCACTGAAGCTTAGGCAGTCTCCAAGACCTATCCCTAAAGAGGTACAGTTATCTAATGTCCAGTTAATCAAATCAGTAGATGAGTATCGTTTAGAACTCCAACCTGCCTCGTTCCAGTCGTGCAAAAGAGTTACCCAACAATTTGGACCAGTAGAATGGGCATTTGTGAATGTAACAACGTTTGAACTATAGTTAGATGCCCAAACAGAGGGAACATCTGCTGCTTTTGTCATAAGAGTGGTTGGAACCTCATCTCCGTTAGAATAGCAAAGACAAGTACATACACAATTTATAGTATGGTCATAGATACAAGATCTTTGAGTGTCGTCAATAGTGTAAATACCATTCCAATCTGGGGTTCCATCGTGCCACCAAAGGTAATAGTTTTTCCCTGTAGAACAATCGTATGTACCCCATTTTATTGCTGATGACCCATCCATTGTAGTCCCTGAAAGGCAATAGCACATAAAGAATCTGGAACAGTAAGCATCGTTACAACCACAGAACATAGGACAATGGTTACAACATGCCTTTCTAGCTCTAAACAGTACCCTTTGCCTGAACGGATTATCAAATGCAATAACGTTACACCCTGCAATCTGAAGTCTTTGTGCTCTTGCCTGATGGATACCACCTACTAGACCACCTTGGCAAAATAAACAACATTGGAGTTGAGCAGGGCATTGAGAAGATGCATCCATATGCCTACACCAAATATTATAGCAATGGTCATGTATGGTTTCATTTGCCATACTTGTATTACAAGAGCAGCAGCAAAAACAATCAGGGCATGTTCCTTGACAGGATTGTAAGGTTGTGTTTGTAAATATACTTGCTACGCATCCCTGACCGTCAAAATCTATACGGGCCATATATCTATGATGACCCCAATAGTCTGCTGTATAGCTACCATTGAGAACGTTTTTTAAGCTACACGTATATGAACCAGTCCCTACTACACCATACGCAGCACGAAATCCTGCGTTTACTGCAGCACCGCAGCATCCGTCCCTGTCTGGACAACAACAGAAACATCTTGAAAATTGTGAACAGGCTTTTGCTGCATTCCACTCAAGTGCTCTATCAAATTCTACAGAACCCCCATGACACTTAAAGCAAGAAAGGTTGTAGACTGTCATAAAACTGCCATTTTCTCCTTTTGGAAGTAAGTTAGTGCCAGAAAAACAGGGATTATGGTTTTCAATGGAACCAAACCATGGAAGAGGTGCAAAATGATCAAAAGCCTCTGCATATTGAGAAGTACAGCAAGGGCAAATTACATCCCCTGTACATCTAAAAAAGCAAACAAGGCCAAAACAACAACCAAGACCTTCGGTAGTTGGGGAATAACAAACATGTCCTGTATAGTTTCCACTAGAATCTACGTCTATGTTGGCAACATGTCCATAAGTTAAACAAGAACATTTACCTGCACAACTACAGTAAATTGTACTAGAGCTTTGAGGTGTAATAGATGCATCAGATATATTAACACTAATATTAAAACAACCAGTCCTGTCAGTACTTGTTGCATATAAGGTTACAGAGGAGGCACCACCAGAAGCATTATTATAAACTTCTGCTGTTCCGAAAGCCCCAACTGTACAGCTTGTTCTTCCACTAGCCATATTTAATTTCCTCTTTTAATTAAGCCGTTG